GAAATCAGCTTGATTAGGTCTTCTGTTTTTATATTTTGCTTATGTAGGATGGAGTCGAAGATTCTTATATGCTCTATATCATCTTCCCAATATGTTTGCAAGAAAATTACTGCTGGCATACGATAACCAAAGTCAATCGAACAATATGTAGGTAGGTCTGGGTCGTATGGGAAATCTCCAGTATCAAGTTCCCTATTAAAATTCCACACTTTTCCTTCAAATACAGAAAACTCTGCTCCAAACTCTTGACCAAAAAGTTCTTTTGACATATTTCTTTTTCTTTCTATAATAGCAGGGTCATCTAGCCCCAATGGAAATTCATACTGATTAATCCATGATGGAGATGTATGGCTTTCCCATAATGGGTCATGCTCCCCAAGTTTAAATAAATCATATATCCAGTTTCTCCCCTCTGGGGTAGTAATAAAAATAACTTTACCTTTTCTTCCTGCTACTGTTGGGGATAAATACATATCCCAAATCTTTTTATTCATCTTGGCAACTTCATCAATTACAAGTAGGTCAAGACCTTCACCTACAAGACTTGAAGGGTTATCTGCTGACATTCCCTCTACGATAGTACCCCATTTGAATCTGATGTACATATCTTTTTCTGATGCTTTGTCAATATCTTCAGAATGCCCAACAACCATTCGTTGCCAAATCTCACGAAATATCAAACGAGCTTTCTTATACGACATCCCAACTACCCAGATTCTTTTGTTTGGTTGAGATGCTACATAAGTAGCTTCCATAGCACTAGCCCAAGTTTTTCCAAACCGCCTTCCACAAACGACCACTTGAAATCTGGCATTGTCTTTTTTAGGGAAATGCAGAGGAATTTGACCATCATGCGGTTTGTAACCTAAATATTCAAACCACTTTTGTTTAAAATCGTAATTTTTTTCTTGCATTAGATTACTTTTACAACTTACATTGTAGCGTAACTTTAATGCAAGGGCAATTCTTGTATATTCACTAACTCACTTAAGAGGTAAAAATGTCTGAAGAAAAGACCATCGAAACAGATGTAAAACAGGAATCCGTCACTAAAGACGAAAATAATGTACCAATTTCAAGATTAAACGAGGTTATTTTAGAAAGAAATGAGCTTCGTGATTCTCTTGAGTCTTTTAAAACCAAAGAGGAAGAAAGTAGGCGTGCAAAACTCCAAGAAGAGGAAAAATGGCAAGAGCTTAATACTGAACTTGCTAAAGAACTTGAATCCTATAAGCCTTTTAAGGCAAAATGGGAATCAATGGATGCCAAACTTCGAGAAGTTGCTTTGTCTAGGCTTCCTGAGTCTAAACGAGAAAAATTTTCCAATGTTGAAACAGAGGTTCTTTTGGATATAGTTGAAGAGTTTTCTGAAGCTGAAAAAGTAAATCCACCTGACAGAAAAGGAACAGTACCTACAGAACAAGTTGGTGACTGGACTGCTATGTCGGGAGAAGAAAGAAGGAATAACTGGCAGACAATATTGGAGTCATACATAAAAAGGTAATATAAATGGCTAAACATTATCAAGGTAGTCCTGTAACGACTACAACAGACCAGCATTTTATTCCTGAAATTTGGGCAGATGGTATCTATAAATTCTTTGAAAGAAAAAGTGTCTTTCGTGGATTGGTAGATGATTATTCTGCTTTAGTAGCAGGAAAAGGCTATGGAGATGCAATTAACATTCCTGAAATGAGCCTTATAAGTGCTTCAGACAAATCTGCTGGGTCAGATGTATCTTACGATGCAACTGCAACCACAACAACTCAGTTGTCAATTAATAAACACAAATATGTCGCAAAACTTTTTGAAGATGTGGCATTAATCCAATCCGAAGCTGATTTAGTAGAAAAATACGCTAAGATGATGGGTGAAGCTCTTGCTCGTCAGGTTGATGCTGATATATGGGCAGAGTTAGATGGCTTAAATAGCTCTCAAGCTCTTTCTGCTGACGATACCTTAACTGCCGCTGTCTTCGAGTCAGCTTTGGCAACTCTAGGTGAAGCAGATGTTCCTTATATGGATGGGGAATGTGCAATGGTTGTTAATCCAACATTATTTGCAGACATTTTGAACCCTTCTGCTGGTATCGCTCAATACTTCATCAGAAATGATGCAGTTGGCGAAGGCAACAGAGGGCTTCGTTCTGGAATGGTTGGTTCGCTTTACGGAATTGATGTATATATGTCAAATACTGTAAGCACAGCAGGTACAAGCTCTACAATACCGGGTGCTATATTCCATAAAAGTGCGGCAGTTTTTGCTTCACAGCAGGAAGTTAGAGTACAGTCAGAATATTCTGTCGATGCTCTTGGTACTAAAGTTGTTGCAGACTTACTATATGGTTGCAAAATCATAGACGATTCTGATAACAAAAAAGGTGTTAAGTTTACTAATGTAGACTAATGATATTGGGGGGTGGTTTATACTGCCCCCCATACACTTGGAAATATTATGCAATACTGGAAAAAACCAAACTTAGGTAAAATAGAAAGACTTGAAGAAGATACTTTTAAAAAACATCCTGAAAAACTTGAAGCATTGAAAGAAAAAGGCTATAAAAGGGTAATGGGTGAATCTGACTGGAGTCTTTACAAAGCACCTAGTACTGCAAAAAAAGCAGTTAAAAAAATAAAGAAAAAACTTAAGAAAAAATAACGACATAGCACAGTCTCGTTCACGCTATTGTCAGGCTTAGAGAGGAAGGAAAATGGCAGACCTACACACGCATTCCGTACAGGAAGCACTTAACGCAACAGTTGGAGGAGTTTGGACAGTATCTTCAGCAGGTACAGCAGGAAGTTCAGCAGATGTTGCAAACACATCACACAAATTATTATCAAGTAGTACAGCAACTCTTGGTGTTTATTCAGCAGTAGAGATATACTATAATTTCACTACATCAGAAACAAATGTTAATGCTAGTAACGATTTATTGATACCAGCTAATACTCAGTTTTTTATTACAGTTCCCAGAGGATTGGGAAATACTGTATATTTTAATTTTAACTCTACTAGTACTACTACTGGTGCAGTAAGAATGGTGGAGATTTAATATGTTTGGCGGAATGGGGCAAACCAATGTCAAGAATCTTGGCAATGGTGGAACAATGGATGGTGATGTTACAATCACAGGAGATTTAACAGTTTCGGGTGGAATAGGACTTTCGCTATCAGAAGTTATACAAGGCACATCCACAATAGATGTAACCAACACAGAAGCATTTCTTGTCCGTAAGAATGGCGATGGTGGTGATGTATTTGTTGTAGATACAACTAATGGCGATGTAACTGTACAAAACTCAGGAAATGCTTTTTTAAATATTACTTCCACTGGTGGTGGTGCAAGAATGAAACTAACTGGTCAAGCAAATGAAACCACTAATGGAATATTATTTTATGAAAATGCCGATGTAAGAGGTCAGATTAATTACAATCACGCTGACCAAAAAATGGAGTTTAAAACTGGAGACAGCAACACTCTTGCACTTACTATAGACTCCAGTCAAAATGTCGGAATTGGTACGAGTTCTCCTTCTCAAGCTCTTGAAATAAATAAAAGTGGAGCAAATCTAAAAGTAGTATCTGATGATAATGTTTATTTATCACTTGATACTACACAAACTAATGGAGATGAGTGGCAGATATTTAATGCCAATAGTGGTTCAACATCTACGCTACAATTTAAGAATATAGACCAATCAAAGGTCGTTATGCTGTTGGATGAAAATGGTAAAGTCGGGATTGGTACGAGTTCTCCATCTTCATTGTTATCAATAAAAGGACAAGACCCAACATTTACAATAGAAAGTAATAGAGATAATGTAAGTAGCTCTGAAATATTAGGTCAAATAGATTTTAGAACAAATGAAGATAGTTTTTCTGGTGAACCAGCGACTTCAGCAAGAATTAAAGTTTTAGAAAATAATTATGCCGCTACTACAATGTCGTTTCATACTTCTACAAACCCAGATGATTCTTTAAATACTGCAATGACAATAAATTCGTCAGGGAATATTGGGATTGGTGATTCAAGCCCAGATTTTAAATTAGATGTCGAAACTACAGCAAATTCAGATGTAACAGTAGCAAATTTTCAAAGTGCTATAGATGCTAATGGAGAACATTCTATAATACGAGTTGGTCACTCCAGTAAAGCCGCTTACATGGGGCTATTATTAAACTCAGCTGATACTGCATATTTTGGGATTGATGATAACCCAGATGATGGCAACGGAATATATGTAAATGAGTCAGGTCAAATTGGTATTGGCACAAAAGCTCCAAGCCATGCTTTAACTGTAGCTGGTGAAGTAAAATTTACTCTTGGTGGGAGTGCTATAGCTGTTTTTAATACTGTTGGTGGCGATGGTGCTATGTATATAACTGATAGCGATGGTGCTACTAAAGTGAACATTGATACTGAAGGCGATTCTTATTTTAATGGTGGCAATGTCGGGATTGGTACAGATTCTCCGTCAAAATTGCTCCATTTGAAATCAAGTACAAGTAATGAACCTACTATATTAATTGAAAACAATAATGA